GACGGCGTTATCCAAGGCGAGGATGGCGGAGTATTGAATAATGACTTTGTTGACATGGATATAGCTCACAGTCACCCGAACTGCCAATGTGGTGCAACATGGGAGATTGTAAAATGACCCCACTTGAGCTTCATTGTAAGTTTTGCAATCGTTATCTAGGTATGGCTAATGATACTTTAATAGCAGTCATCAAATGTTCAAACAGTAAGTGCAAAAAAGATAATCAAATCAAAGTTGTTAATTCAAAATCAACTGACGAGCAATTGCGATATAAATTTAAGGAGATAGTAAATGAAAGCAATTAACACAAGATATGGTGCAAGTGTTGAGCTAACGACTAATAGTGATGACATAACCGCAGATACAGCTACTTTATATGTAGGTTTAGCTGGCGAATTACTAAAAATAACTAAAACTGTTAGCTTTGTTGCTGGTGTTGCTGATTTATCATTGTTGCCAGCCGAGACTGAAATACCGTTAGGCTCTTATAAATATCAAATAGACGTATCATTTACAGATGGACGGCTCAAAAAGTTTCCTGAGCCACTTAAATGTAACAGTGATTTACCAGATTTTATAATATCAGAATCATTAGGCGATACAGAAGTAGTTAGTTAATGTACGAAATCAACCTTATAACTAAAGATAATAATATATCTATTGTTGATAATAGGGTTGATTTAATATTAAACGAAGTATCATCAACCATTACAATAAATGGTGAGACTTTAAATAATATATCAGTTAGCGAAGTAACTAATACTATAAACTTTAACCAGACTGGCATTAAGCGAATCAGATGTTGGTTTAAGATATGGTATAGGAACGTTGATAGACGTGTTTGTTGATAATGTCTCACGTTCTTTGCAAACAGCTACAGGCTCAAGGTATAGATTAGTTAATTATCGTGGTGGTCGTGCATCTAGCGGTGAAGTATTAACACTAGGTGATGATTGGCAAGTATCGCTTGTTGATTCCACTCCTGACGCTAGGTCTAAATGGAACTCAGGAACTTCGACAGATAGCTGGATAAGAGACATTAAGACTTTCAAATACACAGTTGAAGATTTAAACAAAAACCCACTTGAAAACGCCAGAGTTATTATTAAAAATAGTGTTGGCACAGAGTTATTTAATGACTTGACTGATGCTAGTGGAGTGGTTGAAACAGAAGCCTACTATAGAGAAACAACTTATGATACGGCTGGAGTGCAAACAATTACTAGATATGACCCATTTGTTATTACTATTACTAAGGCTGGTTATGAAAGTTATTACCTAGCAAAAGACATTACAGCTAGAGTTGACGAAGTAATACCTTTGAAGCAATTAAAATCAGAGCTTAATATGAGTAATTATTTGTGATAGACACAATAGCACTTTAATTGATAAACTGAATATAGAACATAAATAGAACAAAGTTCATAAGAACGTTATATGAATGTTTGTAAACTTTAAGAAAAGGAAAAGCATGAATAAATTCTGGCAATTGACAAATTCGGTTGATAGTTCTGATTCAACGCTTATACTTGATGGCCCTATTTCTTCTGAGTCATGGTGGGGAGATGAGGTTACGCCTCAACTATTCCGTGATGAACTTAAGAAAATATCAAGCAAAAACCTAATAGTATCTATTAATAGTACTGGTGGTGATGTTTGGGCGGGTATTTCAATCTATAACGCTTTGAGAGAACTAGATGCGAATGTCACAGTTAGAGTTGACGGGCTTGCAGCATCAATAGCGTCAGTTATTGCAATGGCAGGAGACAAGATTATTATGTCTCCAGGAAGTACTATGATGGTTCATCGTGCCTCAATGCTAGCAATAGGCAACGCTAAAGACCTTGAGAAAGCCATCGAGATGCTTGATACAGTAGAGGAAGGTATTATTGGAATCTACTCAGAGCGTACAGGCCAGACAAAGGAAGCTGTAAAACAAATGCTAGAAGCTGAAACGTGGATGTCACCAGAGAAAGCGGTTGAACTTGGTTTTGCTGATGAAGCAACCAAGATCAAAGAAGCCGACTCTGCACCAGCCAACATTTTCAGTGGAAACTTTGCATTTAGCATGTCAGCTACAAAAGAATCTATGAAAAGCTATCTATCAAAGGTTGCCAACTCGGAAGAGGAAGCTATCGTTATAGAGCCTAAAGTAGAAGAAGTTCCTGAAGTACCAGAGGTTAACCCCGAAGTTATTGAGGAAACTGTCGAAGAAATTAAACCTAATGAGGTCGATAAGACCGAGGAAACAAAAGAAATGGACAAAGAATTAGCAATGGCTACTATTATAGAGCCAAAAGACCAAGCTATCGTTACACCAAAAGCAACTGTTGACTACCTAAAGACTGATATGTCGATGGAAGATTTTGCAGAAGTACTACGTGCTAATGCTGGCAAAACTACCAAAGATGTAAAAGATTCATGGAAAGACATGCTTGTAAAGAACGGTCTTACTGACCCTACTTACTTTGCATTGCCTGAGCCACTTATTACTCAAATCGAAGATGCTGTTAAAACTAGCGGTATTTACAATCTCTTAAACCACACAGGTCTTGATGTATTCAAGGTTGTCTGGGATGACACAGATTCTAATACTGATACTAGCCGAGCAGGTGGACACGTTAAAGCTGATACTAAAGACGAGCAAGTTCTTGACTTTGATGACCGAACTATCCGCGCTCAATACATTTACAAATATCTTGTACTTGATAAAGAGACTATTCGTGAAAACCGTTCAACTGGTGCATTAGTACGATTCGTATTGAATGAATTACCTATCCGTATTATTCGTGAAATCGAACGAGCAGTTGTTATTGGTGATGGCCGTATTGTTGGTAACAAACGACACATTACTAAGTTCACACCTATTAAAGATGACGTTGTTGCTGTTAATGATTTTGGTGCTACTTATACACCTGCACTTTCTGAAAGCAAATACGAGTCTCTTATCAAGGCTATGGACTTGCTAGAAGCTGAAGGCCCTATATACCTAGTCGCTAAAAAAGGCTATTTAACAGACTTAATGCTTGAAGTTGGTGTCAACGGTGGCTACATTTTTGCCCCTGGAACTGATGTCGCTAGAGCTATGGGATTTGCTGGCAAATTTGAGCCAACATGGTTTAACGACGCTACAGACCCAGACTTTGATGCTTACCTAGTTGTATTTAGTGGTTACAAAACAGTTGGCGACAACTCAATTGAATCATTTACTAACTTTAAGCTTGAAACAAACGAAAATGAATACCTACAAGAAATTTACAAGGGTGGCGCATTGTCAATCCGTAAAGCCGCAGTTGGTATCGTTACAACAGACGTAGTAAGCTAATTTAAGGAGGGTACGAGATGACACAAGAACAAGTTGCAAAGTTACTTAATCGTACTCTCACCTCCTCGGAGGTAACCAACTTTGATATGTACCTTAACATCGCAATCGAACGCCTAGAGCAACTAGTTTGCTTTAGCCTATGCGATAACGGTGGCAGTCGTACCTATGACACCCGACATAATTATCGTAGTTTATATGTTGACCCATTCACAGCAATCACCAGCGTAACAGTTGATGATGTAGTGACTACGGAATACACACTTAAACAGAATAATAATTATAACGGTTCATGGTACAACATCATTGAGTTTGACGACAAAATGCACGGCGATAAAGTAGTTGTTGATGCTGTATGGGGCTTTGACTGCATACCTTACGATATACAAATGCTAATTGCTAAGTTATTTGGTTACATCTTAATTGAACAGACGGCTGACAACCAAGTTAAATCTAAAAAGATTGAAGACTTTTCTGTAACGTATAAAGATAGCACGACATATGACGAGTTTATTAACGCTAACCAAGCGACGATTAATAAATACAGTCAATGTAATGTAGGTAGAATAGATAGCGGGCGGGTTCACCATGTTCGAACTATTTACTAACGCACCTTATACGTTTTTACAGCTAGGAACTAACTTTGATGGTAATTATATTGTCAAAGAGTTCTCGGCCGAGGGAATAGTTAAACTTCGTGATGGTATGGTTCAGGCTGATAATATGGAAGCATATAACTCAACCTCAACTATCCATGTAAAGCCGTCTGAGCCGTTTCTAGCCGTTGTTCAGGGTAATATGGTTGGTCATGGTATTCGTGCAATTGATAACACTGGCGAGCCTGTAGAGTACAGGATTGACGGTCAAGTTGAGGGCATGGATTTCGATACTGGAAAACTAGAGTTTTACAAAGTAACACTTAAAAAAGAAAGTATTGTCTCATGGCCGTCAGATTTACCTCTCGAATAAAGCAGTGGACAACTGAAACAGAACAAAAGATTGATATTGCGGTGCTAGAACTTGCCACAGATATTGACCGAGTAGCTAAGATAAACGCCCCAAAAGCCAGTCGTGCATTAGTAAATAGTGCAGTGATTGAAAAAAAAGGCAGTGGACACTACTCTGTGAGATTTGGCGGTGGTAATGTACCATATGCACTACGCAGGC